TGAAATCGTAACAATTCTATTTGTTTAAGGGGATCGCCCTAATCCTGTTTGTTCCTCTTCCTAAATAGGCAGGATTTCATTTCTGTAGCACTACTTCATTATCTAATTGTTACTATAGGAAACCTTAATAAGCAAGATCACACAGAAACATCGCTTTTGGAGCTTTACTTTTGAATAAACGCTATTCAACACGATAATTGTTTTATGACACAATTATGCAGTCTTTCTTTTAAATCTACTTAAAAATAGTACACTTCATCCAAAACAGTGGCATACGTATTTCTAAAATCGATAGGAGTATCACCATGACTTTTCATGCCCGGAAAAAGTTGCGATTTCAAGTCTAACAATCTATACTTCCACCGATTAAAAACACGCTCTCCGTGCAAACTAAACTCTCTGAGAGCAAAATTTATGTTATCAAGTGTGATTTGATCACCTTCATAACCCTTTTTAGTCCAATTAAGCATTTCTGCAATGGCACTTTCTCTAAGAGGACACGTCCATCGGTTTAAAGATTTATCGTATGAGAAGCCTCTCTTAAGAAATTCAACTTCTGTAATTTTCCTAAAAGGCGTTACAGCTTCTCCTTTGAGTTCAGTAGTGTAGACCATGCCTAGTTCAGCCATATACTTGGGTAAAGTTAATTCATTAAATCTTTCTTTGTATAGGTCTGAAACAGTAAAAACATTATCATCACCAAGAATAATGACGTACACGTGATCATTAAAATGTTTACTATCCAAACCAGCAACAATCCATGACATTCTAAATACTATATTGTTATATATTGTATTTAAAATAGCTGTCATAGGATTACCACTAGGCAATCCTGAATTCCACTCATGCACTCCACCTCTCCAAATATGTCGAGAATTTGTTATTTCCATAAATAAAGACGTTCTAATCATATTAGCTTCAGTGTCATCGTCTCCATACCATCTATTTATCATTTCTGCTATAGAGTTATGAACGATTGTCCACTGTCGAGTATCAAATTGACCTTGATCTCCCGCAGCTACACACATATCGTTGGAGCTATCTGAAAATTTTAATAAATTGCGAGCAATAAAATCCCAATCCTTAGAATAAGGATTAACTCCTACTGCAGAACCCAAATATGAATTAAGCTTAATAAACATTGTCATAAATGAACCAAAGTACATTCTAAATAAGCAGAGAAGAATGAAGGGACACGCAGCAAAAAGCCTAGTTTTACCTTGCAAAACCTTCAAAATTTCACGTGTTTCGTCTTTTCCGCATTGTTTATAAGCAAAGAAAGGTCGTTTACCTTCACGATACATCTGTATGGCGCTTTCAACTAAAATAGCAATTCGTTGATAAGCGCTTTCAGCTTTTTCTGTGTTGCCTTCCTCTACTGATTTATAGTATTCTTTCTTTAAGTTCCCTACCATGGGTAAACTCATCGGAAATCCTGGAC